CAGTCCAGGCGGTTGCCGCAGCAGGCAGTTTCACCCTCTACGCGAACGCAGCTGCGACAGCCGAGACCCGCGTCAACTTTTTGATCATCAACTGAGGCTCATTATGGCACTCATGCAGGCAATCGAGGTTCGTGGAGTCACTCTTCCAGCAGCGTATATTCGCGTTGATCGTATCACTGGTGGAAAGTACGCCGGATTCAATGCTGAAGTGGGGATTTACGCAGCCGCCGGAGTGAATCTGCCGCTGGATACATTCGGGCTGGCCTTCACCTTCGTTTCCGGGCAGGATTTGCTCGAAACCGCCTACCTTGCGGTCAAGGCTCTGCCGGATTTTTCAGCAGCAGCTGACTGCTAAGCAGTAACAACTCAGAGAGATAAGCCATGTACCAGAAAATCGAGGCTTGCCGGGAGAATCGAAAGTGCGAATTCAGCCACTCGGCTGTGATCGACGCTCTTGTGGTCAATCCGAGGCTTCGCCTCAAGGATCTGTCCCAGATGTTTGGCTACAGCGAGGGTTGGCTGTCCGTCGTCTTGAGTAGCGACACCTTCCGAGTGGCCTTGCGGCAGCGCAAAATCGAGGTTCTCGACCCAACCATGCTCGCAACGCTGGAGGACCACTACAAGGCCCTCGCAATGCGCAGTGTAGCGATTCTGCAGGAGAAACTGAAGGGTCCTGCCGAAGGGATTTCGGACGAATTGGCTCTGAAAGCAGCTGCACTCGGAGCCTCGATGTTCAAGCCCACGATGGCAGCCCCGCCAGTACCGGTTGAAAGCTCGATTGACCGCTTGGCCGACAGACTGATCGCCTTGCAGCAAGGTTTTCGGGGAACTACCCTGACGACTGGCGAAACTGTGGACGTGACACCAGCGTGAACGCCACCGCACGAGGGCCTGCGTCGCCACCGCACGAAGCTAAGCGGCCCAGTCACGCCGGTTCCCCGAGATCCCCACTCTAAATGGCCGTCAAGCTCACAGCCCCCCTGGTCGAAGCGTTCGCGGGAGCCTTCCTCTCCCCGATGTACGACGATCCGCAGCCTACGCCGCAGTGTCACCGCGACTGGTGGGAGCTGTATTGCTCAGATGAGCAGTTTGTCGGACTTGCAGCGCCACGGGGACACGCCAAGTCGACTGCCCTTACGCACGATTTCGGACTGGCCAGCGTGTGTTTCCGCGTCGAGTCCCATGTGCTGATCGTCAGCGCCACGGAAGAGCTGGCTATGGCTCACCTCTCCGACATGGCGACGGAACTGCGGGACAACGATGAGCTACGTAAGTCCTTCGGCATCAGCAAGTTTCTCATCGACTCCAAGGGTGAGATCATCATCAAATGCGTTCCCGACGGAGACTTTCCCGCTGGCTACCAGTTCCGAATCATCGCTCGAGGCGCGGGGCAAAAGCTTCGCGGCCTGAAATGGAGAGGTCGTCGCCCAGGTCTCATACTCTGTGATGACATGGAGGAGGATGAACAGGTCGAGAACTACGACCGTCGCCGCAAGTTCCGTAAGTGGGTCATGCGCGCACTGCTTCCCCTCGGCCGACGTGAAGCTAAAATCCGCTGGCACGGAACCATCCTGCACGAAGATTCGATGCTCCAGCGTCTCATGAATGACCCCACCTGCAAGAGCGCCCTCTACCGAGCTCATAGGGCCTTTGACGATTTCCGCGATATTCTGTGGCCGGAGATGTGGAACGAAGCCAGACTCCGCCAGATGCGCCAGCGTTACATTGAGCAGGGGGACTCGCCCGGCTACTCCCAGGAACTGCTCAATGACCCCTTCGCTCAGGACTATGCTTACCTGCGCAAGGCCGACTTCCTCCCAATGTCAGACTCTGACCGCAAGACGGATAAGCGAGTCTGCGTTGGTGTCGACTTCGCAGTATCCACAAACTCCCAGGCTAATCGTACCAGCTTCACCATTGGCGGCCAAGACGCTCTGAACTTCATCCACATCATAGACCAACGAGCCGACCGCTGGGACCCGCTTGAGTGGATTGATGAGATGTTCCTGATCCAGCGTACCCACGACCCAGAAGCCTTCTTCGTTGAGGACGGAGTTATCTGGAAGTCTGTGCAGGGAACCATCTACCGAGAAATGACGTCCCGAGGAATCTGGATGAACTTGGTCCCCCTCTCTTCCACAAAGGACAAAGCCGCTCGTGGCCGTCCCCTGCAAAAGCGGCATCGTGCTGGCAGCATGAAGTTCGACAAAGAAGCTGACTGGTACGACGTGTATGAAGCCGAGCTACTCCGCTTCACCGGAACAGGCGACGCCCGCGAGGACGATCGCTTCGATTCCACCTCCATCCTAGTCCGTGGGATTGAGTCACTCAGCGAGCTTGACAAAGAGGACTTCTACGAGGACGAGGAACTTGATCTACTCTACGGCGGCCCTGAGAAGTCAGTCGGACGCTCCACAGTGACTGGCTACTAACATGGCCATGAACTTCCGCATGTTGTCTGACCGCGATCTAATTGCCCAGGTCTATTGCTGCACCACCAGCACCGATTTGGAACTAGACTTAATCCGTCGCCTGGAAGTTGCCCTCGACCGTTTCCAGAATCAGGACGAAGAACTCAGGCACTACCACAACAAGCTCTCCGAAGCCTTGAACAAAACAACCCAGGTATTGTCATCATGCTAAAGCTCGAAACGAAACTCGATCTCCGTGACATTGTCCGCGACGATAATCTGGCGGACAGCCTCTCGGAGAATGACTGCCACACCATCGCCAGTCACGTCTACGACACCTGGCTGATCGACCAGCAAAGCCGCTCGGCCTGGGAAACAAGCATGTCCGCCGCGCTCAAGTTGGCCACCCAGGTCTCCGAGGCAAAAAACTTTCCGTGGCCGAATTGCTCCAACGTGAAGTTCCCACTCATCACGATTGCCGCTCTGCAGTTCCACGCCCGAGCCTACTCAGCTCTGCTCCCCGGCCCGGACATTGTGAAGTGCCGCAACTACGGCTCCGACCCCGATGGTGTTGAGGCTGCACGCGCTCAGCGCATCAGCGAGCACATGAGCTACCAAGTCACGGAGGAGGACGAGGCCTGGGAAGAGGTCCATGACCGTATCCTGATCACTGTGCCGATCGTCGGCTGTGCTTTCAAGAAGGTCTATTTCAGCCCCGAACTTGGCCACAACGTCAGCGAGTTTGTTCCCGCCAAAGACCTATATGTGCCCTACTTCGCCGCCACGCTGGAGACCGCCTCCCGCCTGACGCAGGTGATCGAGTGCCTCCCCAACGCAATGGTCAGCTACGTTCGCAAGGGCCTGTATCTCCCCGACGTGCTTGACACCGACCCACAAGACTCCGGCGACGGCAGCGAACTGAATCAGACCCAAGACCGCGTCCAAGGGCTGACCGAAGGTCCCCAAGACTGCGACCGTCCCTACGAGTTGCTGGAACGTCACGGCTGGCTCGACCTCGATGGCGACGGATACCAAGAACCCTACGTCATCACCATCCGCAAGGATACCAAGCAACTCTGCCGCATCGTTGCTCGCTTCTACAGCCGAGACATTCTACGAAACCGCAAAGGGGAAGTCACCTGCATCAGCCCAAGCCATCATTACGAGAAGTATTCCTTCATCCCCTCCCCGGATGGAGGCATCTACGACCTCGGCTGGGGCATCCTGCTTGGTCCGCTCAACGAGTCAATCAATACCGCAATCAATCAGCTCATCGACGCCGGCACTCTGGCCACAACCGGCGGAGGTTTCCTCGGACGTGGTGCCCGTATCCGCTCAGGCAACGTAGCACTCAAGCCGTTCGAGTGGGTTCGTGTCGACTCAACCGGGGACGACCTCCGCAAGAGCATCGTACCGGCCAGCTTCAAAGAACCCTCGATGGTGCTGTACCAGCTGCTCCAACTCCTCATCAACTACGGGGAGCGTGTCGCTGGCGTAACCGACGCTCAGGTCGGCATCACCCCTGGCCAGAACACCCCCGCTGAGACAACCCGCACTGCGGTGGCGGAGGGTCAGAAAGTGTTCCTCGGGATCCTGAAGCGCCTCTACCGCTCCATGAAGAAAGAGTTTCAGAAGCGTTACCTGCTCAATCGACGATTCCTCGACTCCGAGGTCCAATACTGCAGTCCCATGTCCGGGGAAGCTCGTCGGGTTCTGGCACTCGACTACGCCCCGAGCGAGAAGCTCATCTGCCCGGCAGCCGACCCGAACATGCTCACCGACTCCCAGCGCCTCCAACAGGTCCAACTCCTGAAGCAATCGGCAGCCACCACCCAGGGCTACGACTTGGCCGCGGTCGAGCGTCGCTTCCTGGAGGCAATCCGGGTGTCCGACATTCCCACGGTCTTTCCTGGACCTGATAAAATCCCAGCGCAGCCTCACTACCGCATCCAGCTCGAACAGCTGCGCAGCGAGACCCGCCTCCAGGAAGCCAAGATGCAAACCCAGATCGAAGCCCTCAAGCTTCTCGGGGAAGCCGACCTCAACCAAGCGAAGATCGCCAAGCTGCGGGCAGACGCCACCGCCATCCTGCAACATGCGCAGAACTCTTCGACCAACCAACAACTTGCGGTCATCAATACGCAAATTGGGGCTGCCAAGGCCCACCAGGACAGCCTCCTCCGGGCGGCTGAAATTCTCCAACGCAGTATCCAACTAGGCAAGGGATCAAATGAGTCAAGTTCCGAAAATAACGGAAGCGGAGTGGGAGGAGTGGAAGCTCCATCCGGTAACGAAGCGATTTCGGCAGTTCTTGAAGGAACAGTTGGAGGAGCTCCAGCAGCAATGGGTGGAGGGTAATTTCACCTCCGACACAAGCGACGCCACAGCGCAGATCAACGCGCGCAGCATAGGGAAAGCTCAGAATCTGGTCGATATCATTGAGCTTTCGAGTGAAATCTTAAACGAGGAAAACGCATGAAAGTGGGAATCAACCCGACAGGGCACATCGTTCTGGTGCTGCCCGAGGAAGTCGAAGTAAAGTCGAAAGCTGGAATCATCCTATCCACGGCATCGCAGACTCAACGCGAGTTAATGGCTCAGACCGAAGCCACGGTCATCGCGCTGGGAAACACCGCCTACTTGGATCAGGACTTCCCCTGGTGCAAGGCAGGCGATCGGGTACTCTTCTCCAAGTACGCCGGAACGATCTGCCAGGGCCAAGACGGAAAGACCTACCGCCTGATCAACGATCTGGACGTGAAGGCCATCCTGGATCCGATTGAAGGAGACTCCAATGCTTGAAGCCACGGTTCAGACAGAGACTCCTGCCGCCAGTTCCCCGGTGGAGGCTGAAGCTCGCATGTTCGGGTGGAAGCCTCTGGAAGAGTTCAATGGATCTCCGGAACGCTGGAGAGACGCGGAAGCCTTCCTCGAGAAGGGGCGGCAGATCAACGGCTTTCTCCGGAAAGACTTCGACAAACTGCGGGGCGAACTCACTGCCCGCGACACCAGGATCGCTGCACTCGAGGAAAGCATCCAGGAGTTCGCGAACTATCACAAGGAAACGGAGGCTCGCGCCTACCAGCGTGCAGTCGTCCAGCTCAAGAACGAGCGCAAAGAAGCGCTGCGGATGAACGATGGTGAGCGGGTCGTGGCCATCGAAGAGCAGATGGATGAGCTGCAAGAAGCCTCTCAGAAAAGTAAGCTTGCGCCGCGAGCCGTTGCGCCGCGAGCCGCCGATGAACCAGATCCCGCATTTGTGGCCTGGGTCGACAGCAATCCCTGGTACAAGGAAAACCGGGTGCTGCGCTCCCTCACCCACGACTATGCTGAGGAACTCAAGCGCGCCGAACCGTCACTGGTCGGCCCGGCTTTCCTCAACAAGGTGAAGGCCCTGGTGCAGGAAAACCACCCGGAACTGTTCCACAACCCCGAGCGTGCTCGGCCTGGAACCGTCGCCGGGGGAGCCGAGACTCGTGGGTCCCGCTCCAACGGAAAGACCTACCACGATCTGCCGGCTGAAGCCAAAGCAGCCTGCGACAAGTTTGTAGCGAAGGGCTTCCTCAAGCGGGAAGATTACGTCAGAGATTACTATCAGGATAGCGCCGAATGAGCACTCCAGTCATCACCCAAACGCCTGCCACTGAGCAGGTTCGTACCCAAGCCGACCGGCCTCAGCGCGCCACTCGCATCCCCTTTGGGGCTCCGCAGACGAAGCTGGCCGTTCGCATGGAATTGCCGGGATACTTCCTCTACTGGACCAACGACCAGGACGGGAAGCTGGAGGCTGCTCAAGCCGGCGGTTACGAGTTCGTTACTCCCAAGGAAATCGGAGAAGCTCGTGACGGAACTCAAGTCAAGCGTCTCGTCGGATCAACCAAGGACGGATCTCCCCTCTACGCCTACCTGATGAAGATCAAGCAGGAATGGCATCAAGAGGATCTGGATCAACTCTCGGCTGTCGACGACAAGTTCGAGTCGGCCATCCGCGAAGGTTCCCTGCTGCAGAAGCCGGGCGAACAGCGGTACAATGCCGGCATCAGTCTCAAGACCAACAAATCTTAACGTAGGAGCTTTATAATGGCAAATGCTGCCGCCCCCTTCGGGCTTCGCCCGTCCCACACCGTCTCCGGGAGTGACTACAACGGGCAGACCCGACTCTACTACATCCCGAGCACCGACACGATTGCTTACAGCGTCGGCGATGTTGTCGTCGAAGTTGCTGGCGGCGATCTCGTCACTGGCGCCTCGGCGGTCATCCTCTACGGTACGCGCGGATCGACCTCGACTTCCGGCAACACTCGCGGAGTCATCGTTGGCTTCGGCGTCGCCGCTGGCAACGGTGAAGTCGCTCCTCTGGGCGGTGATCCCGACAACCTCGGAGCGATGATCATCCCGGCCACCAAGACGAAGAACTACTACGCCTACGTCTGCGACGATCCGCACATGATCTACGAGGCCCAGACTGACACCATCGCAGCGACCGCGTTCAACAAGAACACCGGTCTGGCGGTTGGCGTTGCTCCGACCCTGACCTCGCCGAACTGCAAGACCGTCATCAACGGAGCCTCGGCCACGACCACCTCCACCCTGCCGATTAAGATCATCGGCGCTCCGCAGCGTGCCGACAACGACCTGACCTCGCCGGGCACCAACGCCTACATCTGGGTGATGCTCAATACCAACTCAGTTGGCGGTACGAGCGCCGGCGTTTAACCTTTCACCCTTTAAAGGAGCATCAAAATGGCTGGAGTTATCAGCACCTCGAACCACCCCAAACTGCTTTGGCCCGGCGTCAAAGGTATCTGGGGGAGTGCCTACAACGAGCACTCGACCGAATACACGGATCTGTACGACACCGACACCAGCGACAAGGCCTACGAAGAGTTCGTCCAAGTCACCGGCTTCGGGCTGGCCCCGGTCAAGGCCCAGGGTGCTTCGGCTGTCTATGACACCGAGACCCAAGGTCCCATCTCCCGCTTCGTGCACGCGGCCTACGCCCTCGGCTACATCGTCACGCACGAAGAGCTGATGGATAACCTCTACATGGAGGTCTCCGGCAGTCGTGCGCCGAACAACGCTCGCGCCTTCCGTCAGACGAAAGAGCGGGTGGCCGCGGCTCTGTACAACCGGGCAACCAATGCCAGCTACACCTACGCCGACGGCAAGACCCTGCTGGCAACCGATCACCCCAACACCTCCGGCGGTACCTTCAGCAACAAGCTCGCCGTTGCCGCCGATCTGAGCGAGGCCTCCATCGAGGATCTGTGCATCCAGATCATGCAGGCTACGGATGATCGCGGCAACCTGATCAACCTGATGCCCAAGAGCCTGCACGTTGCTCCGGCAAACTGGTTCGAAGCCACCCGCATTCTCAACACCACCCTCCAGGTCGGCACCGCCAACAACGATATCAGCGCCATCCGGCACCTCGGCATCTTCCCAGACGGCGTGAAGCTGAACCATTACTTCACCTCCCCGAAGGCCTGGTTCGTTCGCACCAACATCAGCAAGGGCAAGGGCCTGATCTTCCTGCAACGGGAAGCCATGTCCTTCGAGCGCGACAACGACTTCAACACGAAGAACGCCCTGGCCCTCGGCTACGAGCGCTATTCCTGCGGCATCGTCGATCCTCGCGCGATCTACGGCACCGAGGGACCGTAACATGGCAGCTCGTAAGAAACCCGCCAAGAAGTCCCCGGCACCGATGCGCGCACCCGCTCGCAAGTGCTAAACAAAAATCTCCGGACTGTGGCCTGTCCTCAAGCAGGCCCTTCCGGGGTCCACAGCTAGGAGATTTTAATGCCCTCAATCGTTTCTCAAGGTCGAGTCTCGACCTTTCCCGGCGGATTCCCCGCTGGTCTGTCCGTCCTCGGTATGCCGCTGGTTTTCCCGCAAGCACGCGGAGAGGTCTACTACGTCAGCAACAACGGAGCGTCGCTCGCAGCCGGTCAAAGTACTGGCAGTGACGGCAACAAAGGCACCTTTAACAAGCCGTTTGCCACACTGCAGAAGGCGCTCGATGTTTGCGTTGCCAGTCGTGGTGACATCATCATCGTCGGTCAAGGCCACGCGGAGAACATCGCTTCGGCAACCGCACTCGCAATCAGCAAGGCCGGCGTCACGATCCTCGGTCTCGGCACTGGCGACAACCGCCCGACCTTCACCCTGACCACCGCCAACACCGCCAAGATTGTCGTCAGTGCCAGCAACGTGTCGATCTGCAACTGCGTGTTCGTCGCCAACTTCCTGAACATCGCAGTCCTCTTTGACCTGACCACGGCCACTGGCTTCAACTTCGATTCGTGCGAAGTCCGCGACACCAGCGCCACTCTCAACTTCCTCAACATCTTTCAGTTGTCGGCAACCACGGCGGCGAACGACGGTCTGCGCATTACGCAGAACCGTTTCTTTCTGCTCGCAGCATCTGGTGTCTGCAACATGGTCAGCTTCCGTGGCACGATCAACCGCGTTGTGATCAGCGACAACTACTACTCGGCTCGCACAACCAACGCAGGTGCGGTGCTCATCTTCGCCACAACGAAGTTTGCCACCAACTTCTTGCTGCTCAACAACATCTTCAATTTGGTCAATGCGGCTGGCACTGCCACAGGTTTCCTGATCACGTCCGACACCGCGACTCACGTCGGCTACATCGACGGCAACAAGGACTTCTGCTTGGCCAACACCACCTACGCCAGTTCCCTGTTGGTGACAGCCGGTTCCGGTCTGCGTTTCGGACAAAACTGGCACAGTCGTACAGCTGACAAGTCTCCCGGCACAGTCCTCCCGGCAGCTGACTCTTAACCATAGCAGTTTGGTGCATTTGTCGGGATTGTGTGAACACGCAATCTCGGCATTCCCTGTTCAAGGAATTCCCAAATGGGCCGTGCAGACCACTACTCCCCAGGCGACAACAACGCCATCTGCGACTCCTGCGGACGGAAGCGCAAGGCCAGTACCCTCAAGAAAACCTGGGACGGATTCTACGTCTGTCCCGAGCACTGGGAACCGCGCCATCCCCAGGACTATGTGCGCAACGTACCGGAGAGTCTCCCCGTCGCCATCAACCGCCCGGCAGTCGAGCCAACCTTCACCGCCGAGGCTGAGGCCATCCCCCTCCCACCGAACCCTCTAGGAGTCTGACGTGGCTGTATCAGGAACCACCACCTTTACACTCACCAGGGACGAGATCCTGGACTCTTCGGCCAGGGTCACTGGTTACCTGGCAGCCGGCGAAGTACTCAGCGCCGAGGACAAGACGAACCGTTCCCAGGCTCTCAACATCATGGTGAAGAACTGGGCTCGGAAGGGCCTTGCCCTCTGGGTCACAGTCACGGTCGAGATTCCGCTGGTGGCTGGGGACTACGACTACACCATTGGGCCGAGCGGCAGCGACGTTACCGCCGACCGCCCACTCAAGATTCTCGAGAGCAGCTTCGTCCGAGATCCCGATGGGAACGATATCTCGCTGCGGCAACTCGCCCGCTCCGACTAAAATATCCGTAGCCCCAAGGGGCAAGCTGGAGTCCCGGTCGACTTCTACTACGATCCCGGCAGAGACTACGGCACCCTCTACTTGCTGAATGTTCCAGCCACCGCCGGCTATGTGTTCCATGCGGAGACCCAGCGCCAATTCTTCGACATGGTGGCTGGCTCCGACAACTTCGACTTTCCCGCCGAGTGGCTCCTTCCCCTCAAGTGGGGACTGGCCGCGGAGATGGGCTTGGAAGATGGCGTCGAGCTGGACAAGCTGGACTACATCGAGCGCAAGTCGCAGGCTCATCTCGAGGCCTGTTTCGACTTCAGCGTGGAGGAGGCCAGCACCTACTTCACCGTCGACACCCAGGGGATGCGCTAGTCGTGGAGACTCCGGCCAGCAAACACGTCCGTACCCCGCTGATCTTTCAGTCGATCACTCGCGATGCTGCGCGAACCAAGGGGGCTTGGCTCACCAACATGTGGGTCGAGGGCACTCGCACCCGCAAGCGGTTTGGGCTGACGCTCGACACCGCCGGAGCTTCCCCGGGCCAGGGCCTCCTGATCTACGGGACTGCCAAGGTCAGCATCCGCAACGATACGCTGTATGTCGATGGAGCTGACTTCGCGCTATGAGAACCCCGCTGCTTGTGGCCAATGACTCCAGGGATGAGTCTCGTGAGAAAGACTCCTGGGGGACTAACATCTTGCTTGAGTCGGAAGCTCCGACCGCGGCTGTCAAGCGTCCGGGGCTGACTCTGACCTACGACGGAACGTCTCCGGGTCAAGGTGTATTCATCTGGCCAGACTCGGGCGGCTTAACGGTAGTTTCGGTTGAGGATGATGAACTCACTTTTCCTGTAGTGGTGGATATAGGCGATGAGGTTGATGGCTGGTACGCTATGGTCGAGAATCCTCCGACAAGCCCCGGACCAGACGATCCTTACTGGAGTGCTACGCCACCGGGCAGCAGTCGTTACATGATCGCCTGTACCACATACGACGACTACTCTACCCATTATTGCACCATGTCGGTCAGGACGACAAGCCCCGTCAAAGATCAGGTGTTAAGTCAGAAAGCTGCAAGTATTGCAGCTGCGTGTAAAAGTATTCAAAGAGTTATTGCTGCGGCCCGGGGACTGATTGTGTGGCTGCTTGACTCACAGACGTTGGTTCCTCCTACCCCTGTATATACAGTTTACAGATTTTACCCAACGAGTCTGCCTTACAACGTATCTGGAACTATTTACGCAGACAACGGATATTTAGGCAGTCAGACTGGAATTGACTGGAGTGCTGGATATGTTCCCGCACAAACAGCCGTTCCAACAACTCCTTATGGTTTTGCTGGAGCCTACACAATAGGTCCGGTTAAAAGCGAGCATTCACATTCGAGTATCTCAATCACCTCTACCGGAAGCGTTGCTCGTATTGCTGCTGCTGACATAGGACTTACCGTCGGAGCTTATTACCTATCGCAGGTTCGTTACATAGAAGTGTCTGGGGCCAATGAAGCTGAGTATAATGGTACATTTATCGGGTGGATAACTACTGATGATTTACAAACAAAAGCAGATTTTATCAACGACATGAACGACGGGTGGATGTATTACCAGATGAGCGGTACGCCATCATCTGCAACAGCCACAGGGACAATAGTTGTAAAGAGCTATTACTGATCTTCAAAGGATACCCGCCATGCCAGTCACCGTTCCAGGCCTCCCCTTCGACTTCATCCAGACAGACGTTGCAGCAGGCACCGTAGGCTTCGTATTCAAGTCCACTGCCGACGCATTCTACTACGACGGTTCCACTGTAACCAAGATCACAGACGGAGACTACCCAGCAACCACCGTCCGAGGCATCGCCTATCTGGACGGAACCTACTACGTCATGGACCCAGATGGACAGATCTTCGGCTCCGACCTCAACACCCCGACCGCCTGGACAGCCCTCAATATGCTGGTTGCCCAGATGGAACCGGACGGTGGGGTGGCTCTCGCGAGGCTCCTCAATTACATCGTGGCCTTTGGCACCTACACGACTGAGTTCTTCTTTGACGCCGGGAACCCTGCGCCAGGATCGCCGCTAGCTCCATACGCCTCCGGGATGCTCAATATCGGTTGCGCCTCAGCCGGATCGGTCGTGCAGACCAACAACCAGCTCTTCTTCATCGGAGTTACAAAGCAGCGGGGACGCTCGGTCTATACCCTGACG